GTAGAATTGGAGCAGATAGTGGATTTAACTTAGGTCGTTCATCCGAAATTTTACGTGATGAACTGATGTTCAGTAAATTTGTGGGTCGTTTAAGAAAGCGTTTTAGTGCTCTATTTTTAGATCTTCTAAAAACACAACTCATCTTAAAAAACATTGTTACCCCAGAAGATTGGGAACAAATGGCAGAGCACATTCAATTTGATTATATTTACGATAATCATTTTGCAGAACTCAAAGATACTGAACTAATGAATGAGCGTCTCAATTTGATGGTTGCTATTGAACCATATATTGGAACATATTATTCAAGAGATTATGTAAAGCGTAAAGTTCTTCGCCAAACAGATGAAGAGATCATGGAAATGGAAGAAGAAATGGAAAATGAAAATGAGATGGGTATTGGTGTTCCGTTAGAAACTCAAAATGCAATCATGCAAGGTCAAATGCAAAACGATCTAGGCATGAGGCAAATGGAACCAGATCTTGAAAAGAAAAAAGATGGCGGTTCAACAGAAGCACCGACAATAAACATCAAAAAAGCTAAGATATAAATAAATACAGGCATTTTTACAAATTATGGATTCTGCAGAATTAATTGATATGGTAGTTTCTGATGCTCCGTCATCAGAAGTTTCCGATTATATCAAAGGTCTTTTGTTTGCAAAAGCAAGTGAAAAGGTTGATGCTCTCAAACCAGCAGTTGCTAATGGTTTGTTTGGGGCAGAAGATGAAGTTGAAGTTACTGATGAAATCGAAACCGAAGAGGGAGAATGAGCGCATCACAACCACTAAGTCTTGTGCAAGACTTTGGAGAACTTACATCAAATAATACCACGTCTAAAAATTCAAGTCCACATATTGTTAAAACTGGCATTTTATATATTTGTATTAATGATGTTGGAAAAGGAGCACATATTGGAGTGTGCAATACCACTTCAGATCCTATCGGAATAAAATCATTCCACGTAAATCCAAGTACAGATTTTTTGTATAGATACGCTCATCCAGCTCAAGCAGTAGTAACTGGCATACAAACAGGAACTACAACTACATTAACTTTAAACCATCCTGATACTAAAATTAAAAAGGGTGATTATATTACTTTAGTTGGTTCTTCTGTTGCAGCATATAATAATGCAATTTTTCATAAAGAAGTATTGAATATTTCTTCTCCACAGCAATGGAATGATTATACTCAAACAATTACAGTAAATGTAAATACCACTGGAATTATTACTGCATTTGCTGGAATTGCAACGGTTGGAAAGTCTGTTGTATTTGTTATGGCACCAGAAACTTCATCTGGATCGACTGCTCATTTACACGAGGTTCAACTAGGATGAAACTAATTTCCGAAGAGATCGAAGCAGTAGAAGTTATCACCGAAGAAAAAGGTGGTAAGAAAACTCTTTATATCCAAGGACCATTTCTTCAAGCTGAAGTAGTCAACCGTAATAGACGTTGCTACAAGCTTGATACAATGATGAATGAAGTAAAGCGTTATACTGAAACCTTTATTGATAAAGGTCGTGCTCTTGGGGAATTAGGTCATCCAGATGGTCCACAGATCAATCTTGACCGTGTATCACATAAAATTGTTTCATTAACGCAAGAAGGAAATAATTTTATTGGTAAAGCACAAATTCTTAGTACACCAATGGGTAAAATTGCATCTTCACTCATTGGTGAAGGTGTAAAACTTGGTGTTTCTTCTAGAGGAATGGGATCCATCTATCAAAGAGATGGTATTAATTATGTTGGTGAAGACTTTATGCTTGCAACCGCTGCTGATATTGTAGCAGATCCTTCTGCTCCTGATGCTTTTGTTGATGGCATCATGGAAGGAAAAGAATGGGTATGGGATGGTGGAGTTCTACGTGAAGTCCAATGTGAACAAGTTAAGAAGACAATAAATACTTTAGTAGACAGGGACATCTTAGAGGCAAATAAACTACGTCTCTTTGGAAACTTCCTATCAAATCTATAATTTATAAATAATAACAGAAATTCTAGGTATTCTCGGAAAGAAAAAATGACCGTTAATAACGAACTACATGAGATGGAAAACCAGGTAACCCGTGGTGCTAAGGCTGCCGATCCAATGCCAAAGGCACCAAATTATGTACCTGACGCTGGTTCTATCGAGAATCTTGGCGGTCCAACTCCTCAGAATTCAAAACCAACTGATGACAGCAATAAGATGAAGACACCTTCTGCATCTTTTGCTCAGTCTGGCGATGTTCAATTCAAAGGCGCTTCTGGTAAAGTACAACTACCAGGTCCTGCTGCACTAAAAGCATCTGGATATGGTCGTGGTGCTAACGAAGAAGTTGAGCAAGAAGAAGAGGAAGTAATCGCTGAGACTGAAGAACTAGAAAATCAGGTTGAAGAAACACCTGAGGAAGAGGAAGAAGAATTAGATCTTGAAGAAGATGTAAAGGCACTTCTAGAAGGCGAAGAACTTTCCGAAGAATTTGAAGAGAAAGCAAAAACAATTTTTGAAGCAGCGGTTCGTTCAAAGCTTGCTTCTTTAAAAGAAGCACTTGAGAACCGTTATGCTTCTGCTCTTGTTGAGCAAGTAGAAACAATCAAGAGCGAACTAACTGAGCGTGTTGATTCATATCTAGAATATGTTTCTAATGAGTGGATCAACGAAAACGCACTACAGGTTGAAACAGGACTAAGAGGTGAACTCTCGGAGTCCTTTATGACAGGTCTCAAGAACCTTTTTGAAGAGCATTATGTAGAAATCCCTGAAGAAAAATATAATGTTCTTGAGGCTATGGTCGAGAAACTTGATGAAATGGAGACAAAACTCAACGAACAGATTGATACCAATATCGCTTTGACCAAGCGTTTATCGGAATCTGTTTCGGACAACATCCTAGATGAAGTAAGTGAGGGTCTTGCTCTTTCCCAAAAGGAAAAGTTAGCAAGTCTTGCTGAAGGTGTTGAGTTTGATAGTGAGGAACAATACCGTGAAAAACTTGTTACGCTACGTGAAGCATATTTTGCTTCAAAGCCTGTAACCAATTCACAAGAAGTCAACTCGGAAGACGCAATTGCTGAAGATGTTTCTCCAGCGATGGCAGCTTATCTAAATGCGTTGACTAAGTTCAACTGATTGATTTTTTCGTAAACACTAAACACTTTTCCCAAGACGGAGCAAACTACCATGTTTAATTCTGCTGCACTGCAGAAGAAGTGGGCTCCTCTTCTAGAGGCAGATGGTCTTGATACAATCAAGGACAGCCACAGAAGAGCAGTTACTGCCCAACTTCTCGAAAACCAAGAAAGATTTCTAAGAGAAGAGCGTGCTTTCCTAACTGAAGCACCTCCAACAATCAATACTGATCCTTCCTCAACTGGCAACCCAGGTTTCTCTGGTTCAGCTGTTTCTCCAGTTGCTGGTTTCGATCCAGTTCTAATCAGCCTAATTCGTCGTGCAATGCCTAACTTGGTCGCTTATGACCTAGCAGGTGTTCAACCAATGAACGGTCCAACAGGTCTTATCTTTGCGATGAGAACCCGTTACGACAACCAGAGCGGTACTGAAGCATTCTTCAACGAGCCAGATTCTGCATTCTCTGCTCAGAACAGTGCTGCTTCGCTAACCCAAGGCGATTACACTGGTGGTTCTGACGACGGCATCAGCGTTGGTTTTGGTACAACTGCACAGACAGGAACCAATCCATCGATCCTAAATGGTGGTGCTGGTCGTGACTACAACGTAGCACAAGGTTTCAGCACACAAGCACTAGAAGCACTTGGTGATAACGCATCTTCAAACGATTTCCGTGAGATGGCTTTCTCAATCGAGAAAGTTAGCGTTACCGCAAAGTCAAGAGCACTCAAAGCTGAGTACTCGCTAGAACTAGCACAAGACCTTAAGGCAATCCACGGTCTTGATGCTGAAGCTGAACTAGCAAACATCCTATCGACTGAAATTCTTGCTGAAATCAACCGCGAGATTATCCGTACACTATACAAAGTTGCAGAACCAGGTGCTCAAACCAACGTTGCAACTGCTGGTGTATTCGATCTAGACGTTGATTCCAACGGTCGTTGGATGGTTGAGAAGTTCAAGGGTCTAATGTTCCAGCTAGAGCGTGATGCTAATGCTATCGCTCAGAGAACTCGTAGAGGAAAGGGCAATATCATCCTTTGCTCTGCTGACGTTGCTTCTGCACTTGCTGCTGCTGGTCAACTAGACTACACCCCAGCACTATCTGCAAACCTAAACGTTGATGATACTGGTAACACCTTTGCTGGTACTCTAAACGGTCGCTTCAAGGTATACATCGATCCATTCGCTGCAAACCTAAGCGCAGATCAGTACTACGTCATGGGTTATAAGGGTTCAACTCCTTACGACGCAGGTATCTTCTACTGCCCATACGTTCCACTACAGATGGTTCGTGCAGTTGGTCAGGATACTTTCCAACCAAAGATTGGATTCAAGACACGCTACGGCATGGTCGCAAATCCATTCGCAGAAGGAACTGGCGTTGGTGCAGGTCGCATTGCCGAGAACACCAACCGTTACTACAGAAGAGTAAAGGTACAAAACCTAATGTGATCTTGGATCACAATTATCAGGACCTCCTTACAAAAGGGGGTCCTTTTTTATTGTCTACCAATAGATAGTAAAGCAGAGTTTGACATTGCCATGGACTTGCTTATAAAAGCAGTAATAATTTATGGATCAATTGTATATTTTGTGTATTGGGGTCTTCATAACGGATATCCATCATGAAAAAACTCAACGATGTACTATTGGGAATAACGGTAACAATCATTGATTTTCTCTACCAGGATCTTCCAATACAAAGATTTTGGGTGCTTGAGACTATTGCTAGAGCACCTTATTTTGCCTTTTTAAGTGTGCTTCATCTCAGAGAAAGCCTTGGTTTGAGAACGGAAGCACATTACTATCTGATGAAAGAACACTTCGCACAGACAGTCAATGAAACTGAACATCTCATCGAAATGGAAAATCGCGGTGGTGCAGATCGTTGGTATGACCGTTTTATTGCTTATCACTTGGTTCTCATCTATTATTGGATTTTGGTGGGTTATTATTTTATTAATGCTAAGTCTGCTTATCACTTGAATGCAGGTATTGAGTTTCATGCAACTGAAACTTATCTAGATTACTTCTGGGATCATCAGGAAGATACAAAGATCGCTGAGATTGCAGTTGATGAAATGAACCATTATGTTGAACTAACCAGAGCAATGGAGATGATCTAATGGGTGATTTTCCTTGGGGAGTTTTTACCATACTTTCCTGTGGATTATTATTCACTTGTTATTGCATCTATTATATTTTAAAACTAGCACACGACGAGATGAGATGATCAATGCCTAGAAATCAACTTACGAAAGATCAAATTAAAATAGATATTTTGAAGATCAAACAAGATCTTTACAGGGAACATATTCGCCATGACATGGACATGAAGGGTTTGGCAAATAGTTATATTGATAGAATTTTGAATAAGATCGAGGAATATCGCTACTAAATAGTCCTAGCTTGGGAAGCTGACTTGTCCAATAATCCTTGTACCTTACAGCAAGTTTCAAATAAAAACTTTCTGTCATTAGGTGGGTTCAAACTTATTATTAATAGGTGTCCAAAGGTAGATTTTCTTTGCAACAAAGCAAATTTACCAGGGATGACATTGGGCAGTGCAGTACAATCAACATATCTAAAAGACATTCCTGTTCCAGGAGACAAACTTAGATATGAAGATTTGACAATTAACTTTATGGTAGATGAGGAATTAGAAAACTATATCCAAATCTACCAGTGGATGACATCATTGGGTTATCCACAATCAGTTGCACAATACTCTGAATTACAAACAAAAAATAGATTTTATCCAAATACGGATGCTGATGATCCGTATAGTGAAAGATCTGATGCTACATTATTAATTTTGAACAGCAATTATCAAACTGCTGGAAAGGTAATTTTTAAAGATATATTTCCAACATTTCTTTCGGGAATTCCTTTCGATGCAACGTTGCAGGAGCAGCAATACTACAGCGCAACTTGCACATTCCGCTATACTATTTTTGATTTGATTGACATTGATGGAAAAGAAGTCTAGTATTTCACTGGAAGTAATCCAGGAAATGTGGCAAAAAGATAGTGAGGTAAATCAAGACGAACTTGATACTGAAAGTCTGAAGATACCTCAATTACACGCCAAATATTACCAACTATATAATACTATACTGTTGCTTCGCAAACAAGCAGAGCAGCAGCATAGTAGTATTCTTTTAGAACGTAGAAAATTTTACATGGGGAAAGCGGAAACGCAAGTTTACATTGACGAACCCTTCCCATACAAAGTCAGAGACAAAGAAGATCTAAAACTTTATCTTGAAGCAGACGAAAAAATCAGCAAGATAAGATTAAAGATCGATTATTACGACACAATGCTGAAGTATCTTGAAGAGATCCTGAAGCAGATTTCTAACAGAACCTACCAAATCAAGAATGCAATTGAATGGCGAAGGTTCACTGCTGGATATGGCTGATCTAATTATAAGTAAGAAGAATGAAGTTTGGTTGAAGATTGAATGTGATCCTCACATCAAATATGAATTGCAAGATCAATTTACGTTTGATGTCCCAAATGCAAAGTTTATGCCTCAGTATCGAAACAAATACTGGGATGGAAAGATTAGACTGTTCAACATTGAGAAGTCTGAAATTTATGCTGGACTAATTGATAAACTACAAGTTTTTTGTGAACGATATAATTATACGTTTGAATTTGAAAATAATAAATTTTACGGATTACCGTATGAAGAAAATGATATGGTGTCTGAAGAGGGCGTCAAAGACTACGTTACAAGCGTCTCTAAGCACCCTCCAAGGGATTATCAACTAGAAGGGATCTATGATGCTCTAAAGCGTAATAGACGCCTTCTGATCAGTCATACAGGGTCTGGTAAATCTTTGATGATCTATGCTATCTGTAGGTATCATGCAGAAGCAGGAAGAAAAGTTTTAATTGTTGTCCCAACAACATCCTTGGT